GGGGAAACTAGTGGATTAAAAGACTGAGACCAATATGATTGCATTGAAGTTGGAAATATAAGCTTATCAGCTGGTGGTTGAGTACCATAATAAACTTCAACCCCTACATTAGAAGCTGTTAAAGCATTCCCAGTAAACCTAAATCCTTTATTAGCTGAAAATGGAGTTATTACAATATCCTTTGTGGTAAATTGTTTGTACGCTGACATACATTTTAGTAATCTAATTTAACTCTAACAAGTAATTCTTTTGTAAAATCTTTAGGTAATGGTCTACTTAATTTTGCTACAGCACATAATTCATTTGAATTATTATATAAACCAACTGTTGTTATAAATGTTTGTGGGTTATTTTGCATTGTTGGCCATAATAATTGTCCAGTAGACCCTGAAATAAATGATGGGTTAGATGAATAATTAAATTGGGAATTTTGTGCTCTAACAAAATAAAAATCAGATGCTAATGTTTCTTGTGAATTTAATCTAAAAAAAGATCCACCTGGAGCTAAGTTATTTACTTGACTTGTAGATATGGCTGTAAATAATTTACCCATATTAGCATCATTTGTATTTGGATTTCTTCCTGTACCTAAAGCAATACCACCATCTATGCCTATACCTTGAATTCCATCTAATGCTTCTCCATTTAATAATATTAAACCAACATCTGGTAGATAAAAACCATAAGAACCAGAGTTTGGAGTAAAACCATTAGCATTTAATCCTGTATAAACTGTTCCTTCTGATCCTGATACTACTTGATAAACCCTTCCAGCATTTCCAAAAACATTTCCTCCACTAATTTTACTATTATCTGTTAATGTTAATTCTCCGGTTCCTGTTAAAGATAATGCCATTGTACCTAATGCTAATGATTCTTTATATCTTGCTCTTTCAATAGCAAGTGCATAAAAATATGATGATGTAACATTACCAAATATAAAGGGATCTGTATCGTCTCCTAAAGCAATATTTTGATACTGTCCAAATATTGTTGATGATGGTGATTTACCTGGTACTAAAGCATTATAATCTACACTACCACTACCTACTTCATCTGCATAAGCTATATCAAATTGAACAGCTGCTGTAGTATCTGCTGAGGAAGTTTGATATACATGAACATAAAAGTTTCCTGTATTGCTTGCGTTTTGTACAGATGAGGTAAATGCTTGTGTTAACCTTGGTTGATTTCCACTCCATAAAGTGCCTGTTATAGAATCTATACTAGTAATTGTATCTTCTGGATTTAATATTGTAAAAGCTCCATTTGCCATATTTTTTTATTTTTAAATTTTATTAAGGTGTTCCTGCTGATTTTCGAAGAGTAAATGGTATTTGTACTCTAGCTCCTGTGCCTCTACCTACAATAGTTATAGTAGCGTATAATACAGATAAACTACCAAATATATTAATAGATGTTGCTTGTAAAGTAAAATTAGTTCCTCCTACTGTTTTAGAAACATTAGTTCCTAAAGTTGTAAGTGATGGGTTAAATGCATTCTCTCCACCACCTGTAATATTAGCATAAGTAATATTTGACATTGTTGCAGTATAACCTTCAGGTTCTGCACCTGTAGTACTAAATTGAATTGTTTGAGGAGATAAAGCAGGTGTTAATGTTTGTGACATTACCATATCAATTGAAGCGGGTGCTAAGATAGTAGGCATAACCGCTGTTGATCTCGGTAATGTAACTAATTTATACTTCATAGTTTGTAATTCATTAGGAAAAGCTTCTAATACAGGCATATTTTCAATAGCTTCTCCATAATAAGCTGACCCTGAAGGGTGATTTGGATTATATAATGAATAATCAACTTCATCATCGGCTAGTGAAAATTGTGTAATATTAAAACTTTCTCCACCTTGAGCCAGTAATTCTCTTCCTTTTTTTGTTAAAATAGCATCTACTGTTACTACTTGGTTATTTAAATATCCCATTTTTTAATTGTATTTTATTATAAATATATGTACTTTTTGTTTTTAATCCAAATTATATTAAACATCTTAATTATTTAAATTATCAGAACTGTCTTGTGTAAATACATTTTCAGATTTTAATTTATTAATTACTTTTTGAACATTTCTTTGTTGTATGTTTGTTAAATCATCTGGTATTAAATATCCATCACCTGATGGTGTTTGAAATCCCATAGATCCTGAAGGTAAATTTATATTTAACATTACCTTAGTATCATCTTCAACTCTTTTTCTAAAAGTAGTTGATAAAATACTACCTGAAGGTATTGGTTGGGATAATGTTGAAGGGTCAGGAAAAACTAATAATCTATCAAAAACAAATCCAGGATCAAATGGTATCCAAATTGGATATTCTAATGTATTAGATGGTGATACAGCTGCTTCAGAACTATAAATATATAACCCATTAGTCCAATCTATATTAGCTACATTTTTTCCTCTTGGATATAAAATACTTGGGTTTGAACCATTATTATTAGTTCCTAATACCCAATTCTTAATATTACTACTAGGTGTAAGATCATTTGGTAATCTTAATTTATCACCATCAATCTCTATATCAACAGTAGTTGGGTTATTTTCACCTAAAAGATTTATTACATAGTTATTTAATTTAGCTCCTTTTATAAATGATCCACTTCCCATACCATCTACTGTAGCATTTAGGCTATCCCCATTCATTAAAAAGAAAGAAGATGAATTTTCTGAAGCAACAGTTATTCTATTATAATATTCATAAATTTGCATAGGATGATCTTTATAAAAACTTTTAGAAGATGTTATTAATAAGCTAGCGGTTAAATAAAAATCACCTGAAGATGGAATTGTTCTTGTATCAAGTTGTATTGTTGGTGGAGCCATTTCATACCCTATTACTTTAAAATCTTGTTCAATAACATTATCATAAGGTCCAGAAGATAAACCATTTGCAATTTGAGATGGAAATAAATATGAAATTCTTATTTCATCTCCTCTTTCTAATATAAACCTTTCATCTAATGAGGGTTCATAAGTTGGTAAATTAGATGATGAAAGATTAATTCTAAAATAATTATTAGGGTTTGTTTTATCAGTTATTAAAGGTAAATTTAATCTTCCAGATGTTGGGGAGGAATTAGGTATTTTTAATCCTGTTGATTGTTGTATAAAAGGTATACTACCAAAATAAGTTCCTGTGTATGGGTTACCAGTATTTGATCCTGAAAAATTATAATTTAAACTACCAAAACCTGCAGTAGTAATTGGTAGTTGTAGTTGTGGAAGATGATTTGGATCACCCTCTGGTGGAAAGTAATTACCCTTTTGAGTATTAATATTTATAGTATTCATCATAGCAAGATAAGGACCTAATAATTTAAATTCAATTTTTGAATTACCTCCTCCAGTAACTGTAAATGGTTCATTAATTAAAAGAGGATTAGTACATCCACGTAAATTTAAAATTCCTAATCCTTTTTTACTAGCATTTATAGAACTACCTGTTGTTAATGTATTAATTACTGATTGAGATATGTGTCCTCCAGTAGCTCGGGGAGTAAATCGTTGAGATGCAGAAGGAGCGTTTGTAAACAATCCAGAATCTACACCTCCTGGTAATCCATTTATTCTACTTCTAAGAGGTACTGGGTTTGGATAGTAATAAGAATTTGCTGCATTATAAATAGCCCCTACACCATTAGTAGTATTAATTACATACGTATCTGAGGGATTATCAGTATTTACCCATGCAGGTCTTCGGACAATTATTTGTTTAATTGTTGAAACTTCATTAGGTTGATTTGATTGATAAGTTTTAAAATCCGTTGCAGCTGCAAATATAGGTTTAGATCCTATGCCTAAAGAATTATAGTTTAAAGTTACATCAAATTCTGAAAAGGTTTTATATGGATTATTAAATAAAAATGCTGTGTTTCTTCCAGGTGTAAAAGTAGAAGATATAGGTATTAGATTTTCATTACTACCATTTATTAAAGATGAGGTAATAATAGGAGATTGTTCACTTAATATTTCTGTAAATGGTATTTGAATTAATTGATCAATTACAAAAGTAGTAGTATTAAATACAGATGGATTTTGATAAGCTTGTTTAAAATGAGCAATATTAATAGGATTTCTATCAATTACTGCTGTTTTACCATATGAAATATCTCCAGTCCAACTACCAGTTTCACCATTTACATATTGAACTTTATTTTGTGTTAATAAGAAAGGAGGATTAGCTAAACCTGTAATTCCTCCCCCTGAATTATCTACTTTTCCTATTGCTAAACTTTCTGAAGGTATGCCTGTATAAAAATTATAATCTGCACTAAAAATATTAGACCCGACATATCTAGGATTAATTATAGCAGTTGTTGTATAATTACTATCAGGTACTTCTGCATATTCTAATAAATTATCATCCGTTGTTTCTGTTCCTTCAAATCCTAACTGAGAAGAAGATACTAATAAAGAATAATCTGATGGTATTCCTTCATTACGAGGAAGAGCCCCTTCAATAAATGATGGAGTTGGTGGGTCAAAATCTTGGTCAAATAAAAATGAATTACCTCTACTTTCTGTTACATTATTTATTATTGGGTTATAAATTGAGTTTTCAAATAACACACTTGCTGTAGGCATAATTGTAAATGCATCACGTGAATAAAAATGTTTTGGAGCTAATTTATCCTTAGGGGTATTAATTACAATACTATCAATTTCACCATACGTTCCAAAATCTGCAAAAAACATTGCTGTTGTACCATTAGTTTGAGTCCAAGTTCCACTATAAGTAGTTCCTGTAGATCCTTGAAAAGTAGCTGGTACACCATTAGGTAAACCACCTGGAGTTCCTAAAGTACTTAAACCAATGTTATTGCTACTCATACCAAACCCATCATTACTAACATCTCTAGTACTAAATTCTATTGTATAGGTTGTTCCAGGTATTAAATCAGTTATAGCATTTTGTAAATATATTGTATCTCCTGCAGGTGATGGTTGGGATACACCCCCAACAAATCTATCTGGGAATGCATATTCTCCAGTTCCTGTTCCAAAAGATGATTTTGCAAAACCATCAACACCTCCAGCACCAGCAAAATTATTATATGAATCTATTAATTTATTACCTGCAGATGTTGGGAATGTTTGATATAACCTTACATTAGGAAGAGTTCCTGAATATGTTGTTAAATCAATTGATGCACTAATCATTCCTCCAAAAGCATCTGGGGCTACAATAGCATCATTTAAGAATTGGGCTTTATTTGCCGCATTTCCATCATTACAAATTTGTATTTTAAATAAAGAATCTACCCCTGCTGTCCAAGCATTATAGGCTGTAAAATTAAATGTAACAGTATATACAACACTAGCAGCCGTTCCTGTAAAAGTTTCTGTTGGGTTAATCCACACTGTTGCATTATCATTATTTGGATTCCAATCAGTAATTTTTATATCATCTCCCCACCCTACAACAGGAAATCCTCCTAAACCAACTTGTGCTGTTATTTCTTTACCAGATGTTAGTCCTGTTAGTGTTAAAGTTGCAGTTCCACTACCAAATGGGGGAAAGTTAGTAGATATATTACATAAACCATGCACCGTAGAAGAAGATATATTACCAAAATTCCATGAATTATCAGCTCCAATCATCCATTTTCCATTAGCATCTGCGGAATAACCTGTTTGTGGACTCATAAAATTTAAAAATTGTCTTTTTCCACCTAAAAAATCTTCTAACCCTAAAGAACCTGATGCACCATCAGGATCACCACTTTGCAACACACCAGTACCTATATATATAACATCACTACTAGGATCTCCATATACCCCATTAGCTGATGATCCTGAAGGGGTTACTAAACTAGCTGTTGCTCTAATAGGAACTGCAAGTGCCTCAGTAGAAGTAACATTTGGAAATCTTGTTACATTATAAGGACCCGTACTCAATCCTAAAACTGGTAAAGACCCTGAAAAAGGAATAGAATCAGGATTTAAATCTGTTCCATCATAAGCTATTCTATAAGGATTGTATTGATCTGGAATTGTTGGTATGTTACTACCACTATATTCGCCATTATAAAATTCTTCTTGAGTATCTTTTACTTTTAATAATCCTGTATAATTATCTCTATACCAATTAACTTGTTGTGATGATGGAAGATGTTGCATTAAATCAAAACCATTTCCAGTAAAATTATTAATNTTATCAGTTGGTGATAATGTTCTATCAACATTTCCTTCTGAAAAATTACCTAATGCTATAGTAAAACTAGTTGATGTAACAAATCCTGTAGCAGTTTGAGCTGTAATTGTTAGCTGTTCACCTGGGTAAAAAGTAAATTGAGGTAAATAAGTAAAAAGATTAGCAGAGTTAGCTGATGTTACTGTTTTAGATGATATTACACCTCGTTTATCAGATGTTACCTCATATGTAAAAGTGTTAGGACTAGGGGATGATGCTATTGTGTGATTTCTTATTAGTAAATTTGTAATTATAGTTTTAGTTGTTGAAAGAGTTGGAATTGTTATTCCTCCTTCCCCATCTGTTAATGAAATATCTTCATTTTGGATTGTATAACCACCAACTACATTAGTAGGAATAATATTTGTTTTTGTAGTTGTATATGTAACATCATCAACTTGGAAAAAAGCAAAATAACTACCACTGTCAGATAAAGTATTATATTTATTAACACTTCCCCCAGCACTACCTGTTAAAGAACCTACTGCAATACTTGAAGATATTAATAAATTTCTTTGTGAAAATACACTATTATACCCTGTTTGAGTAGTATACCCATAAACATCAGAGCCTGTTTCAGGCGTTTTAGCCATAAGAGTATTAGTACTAACACTAGTTATTGCTTGAGTTTTATTTCGTTCTAATAGATGTTGTTTAACGATAATTCCCGTGCTTAAACTTGTACGAGCAGGAACATAATTTTTAATTGCCTTAAATAATGAGGTTTCATAAAATTGAATTAATCTATTATAATTAAATTCTTGTTCAACAAGAGTAGGAGTTCCTGTATATGTTGGGTCATCAATAGTAATACCTTGATATTTTTTAAAATAGTCTTCTGCAATACGAGTTAATTCAGGATATCTATCTGAACTTTCAGATATAAATCTTGGATCAGCAATTGCATCTGAAACTACACCATGACCAAAGGTAGCAATGATGTCATCATTTATTTCATTTTGAAAAGAAAAACCGACTTCTAATGAATTTAAATCTTCAGTATAACTTGAACTTTGTTCAAATTCTTGTTGTATTGATCTAAAAGGTGATAATGTAGTACCATATTCATTTCCATCAATTACTTGAATTTTATTTTTTATTCTATTTCTAATACCAGCTGAAGGCTGATCCATGTAATTTATTTCTGTATTTGGAACTAAATAAGATGAGGAAATATCTGAATTATATGGGCCACCTCGGAAAGCTAAGGCATAATAACTACTTGTATTGTTATTACCTGGAAATATAAAAGAAGAAGTATATAATGTTCCTTTTTTATTAACTAAAGAAGGGTGTAGTGATCCAAATGCCTCTACCCCAAAAAAAGCATTTTGACCCCCAAATGAAAGAATATCTTGTTGTTCTCCATTTATTACTCCAGTTCGAAAAGAAGCAGTACCATTAGGTTCTGTATACTCTAATTCGTTTCCTAAGGGAATTCTAAAAGATAATAAATCATATGAACTTCCAAGTCCTGTATTTGAATCTCCATGACCTTGTATAGATTCAGGGTTCATTACATAATCATTAAATTGTGATCCAGATAAGGCTCTTCTATAATATCTAAATTCTTGAAATTGTCCTAAAAAACCACTACCAGCATTAAAACCATAGCTAGTAGGAAAAGGGGCAGGAAATATACTATTAGCTGCTCCAATAAAATAACTTGGAGGTGCACCAATTGCAGGGTCTATAGTTGTACGCATTAATCCTCCTAAATTTAATCCTGTTCCTAGTTGTGCAAAAACCTCTGAAGTTGCTATTAATTTATAATCATTCCAAGCTTCATTTAAAGAAGAGGTTAGTTTTCCATCAGGCATTATAATAGAAGCTGACCCTTGAAATCCTATTTGGTTACCATCATAACCTTCATAAATATTATTTGCTACTTTTAATTCAAATTCATTTATACTACTATTATCAGTTGCAATTGCGTGATTTTTTCTTTGAACTTGGACTGACCACCACCCATTATCAAAAAAGGGTAAAGTTATTTTATCAGATAAAAAATACCCATTACCTAAACCTCCTTGTGCTGTGGATCCTGACATAATAAGTTGTAAAGTTCCATATTGATAATCTGTTGGGGTTGCTGCTCCTAAATAAGATCCTGATTGTGATCCTGAATATGTTAGTGTTACTCCAAAATCACCTCCATCTAATGCATCTGTTGTTTTTATAAATAAGGATTGTGAAAAATTAGCTGTAGCTGTATTTGGTTGTTGGGCTTTAAATCTAAATTGTATACAATCAGGTACAGCATAAGCATTTGAATCCGCATAATAATTAGATGTTAATGATGACCAAGGTATTCTAACTGATGATGATGGTAAAACAGTTGATGATGCTGTTATATTATTTTTAAAAGTAGAATAAGCATTACTATAACGATTCATCCATAAATCATAATCATTTTCGTCATTTTTATTTTTACCCCCGAATTCACTTATACGAAGCATTGTATTAGGAACACCCCATATGTTAATTAATTGTCTTAACCCAGTAACAGTTCCTTTTCTCTTTACAAGAGAAATCATATTATGGAATATCCTTTTATAGATTTCTTGTGCCGCATTATCAATAGGATAAGGAAACGCAGGATCAGCTAAATTTATAATATAACCTAAAGTTGTTTGGTTTTGATCATAATAATTAATAATAGAACCAGATGTAATATCTATGTAACGAGTAATATATTCTTCTCCTGATCCCGCAGCTGGAAATGTGCCTATTGTGTTTGGGTTAAAACCAATTGAATTAAATGAATTTGCATAAGTATTAAAACCAAAAGATTCAATTACTTCATCAGCCATTTGTAATGGTAAAACAGACCCCGTTAATCCTGAATTTGTATTTCTAACTTGTTGAATTGCTTCTGTATAAAGATACATCTCATCAAAAGCTTGACCCGTCATATTTACAAATTTTACATATTGATCATTATTACTATTATCTGTAATAAAAGGAGGGATAACATAATATAAATAATCTTGATTATTATTATCATAACGTGAAGCAGAATATATTTGATTTTTACCTGAATTATAATATGCACTTATTTCATCTGTACTTCCAAACCAATTTTTTATTACTGAACTTGATACTGAATAGTTAGGGTAAGGGTAAGTAGAATCATATTTAGGCCAAGAATTTGATCCGGTTATGTAATATAAAAAATATTCATAACTATCAAATTTACTAATTATATCATTAATATTGTTATTAACTGCACTATAACTTGAAGAAAAAGTATCAGTTAATTGAGTTCCAGATGATATTGTATTTAAATTTAAAATTTCAGCTTCATAAGCTTCAATTGATACCATTTTATCATAAAAATTATTTAATCTTTGTTCTGCTGAAGAGTATTTTATAAATTGATTCCAATCACTATAATCTTTTCTTAAAATAACACCTTTTTCATCTTGTAAAGAATTAAATTGAAAGTAAGATTGAGAAGAATTTGCATTAATTAAATCATTTAAATTTTTAAAATTAGTAGAATTATTAACTCTATCCTTTAAATCAATGTTATAGTTTGGACCCTTTAAAGATAATAAATTATCAATAAATTGTAAATTAGGACTAAATTTAATTTCATAAGCTTGTGTTTCTGCTACTTTAGAAAATATTGTTATTTGTTGTTCTACTTCATATGTTGGTAAAAGAGGTTTATAAAGTTTTATTAATATAGAAGTTGCAGTTGAAGATCCAGATGTAGGGAGTTCCAATTCACTATTAACTGCAATAAAGTTTTTATTTTCCCCAAAAGATATATAAAATTCATCAGCATCGTTTCTTGAATTTAATTTATTTATAAATTGATTATAATAGTTTTCAATTTGGGTTTCTGATAGAAAATTATTTTGAATTCTTAATTCTGTTCTATCTCCAGATATATCTTTTATAAAATAAGGATGACCATCATAAGTGTAAGGACTCATTGTCCCTAAACCTGAAACTGTAGTATCATTTTGATTAAATAAAGACCCTAATTCATAATCAATAAAATTATAAACAGCAAAATATTCACCATTTGAATAACCTTGATTATATACATCATCAACTGGAGTTAATTCTACTCGATTAAAACTTGATGTAGATGTAGAAGTTGAAGTTCCAGGAGGAAATTGAATGTGTGACCCATTAATATCATAATTTAAATCTGAATATAATATTGTTTTAGCCTGATCATAAATATAAAACTCCATTTTACTTGTATCAGGTATAAAGGAACCTGTTAAGTTTACTGAAGGGATAATGGCATCTAAGCTTAATTCAAAACCTCCTTGAAAAAGTGTTTCTGCTGGTATTTGTATGATAGATGATGATATTGGTATTGACATTTATATTTATTTTTATCCTCCTATGTAAGGAATATCTGGAGTATTATTAGCTGATGGAGTATTTTCCATTTGGCTTCTTCCGGTGCCATCAAATCCTGTTTCGACTGGATCTAAAGCATCCTCTATATTAGTTGCATCTTTTAACAATTGTAAATTTTCTTTTCTTAATTCAGCTATTTCATCTAATAAAGCTTGTATTTCATCATTTATTGAACTAAACTCAGCATATTCACCACTAGTTTTAGCAAGATAAGTATGAGATTCAACTTCTCCAAGTTTAGGTATAATATAGAAAAATTTATCATATAAATACCAAAAATCATTTAAAACAGCTAAATCCCTATCAAAAAATGAAAGGTCAGGAAGATTATTTAATTGCTTAAACTCTGTGTCAACAGTTTCATTAAAACTAGTTTTATCAAATCTTTGAGCTTTTAATGTAGTGTTTGCCATTATCCATTTATTACTTTAAACATCATATCTTCATCAAATACTCTTGTTGTACCTGCTATTGTAGTTTTTAATAGAATAGTATAATATCTTTCTGGTTCTAATCCTCCCATATAAATATCAAAATAACTTGAAGTTTCATCAGCACTAATTTTAGCATAAGTTGTATCAAAATTAATTATGTATTCATTTGTTTCTGTATCTTTTACAGCATAGGTAGATTGTTTAGGTAAATAATAATTTGTTAAATAACCTGAAGACGTTTGAAATACTTTTGCTGGGTATTGTGGAACTGCAGCTATTCTAAATCTTTGTACACTTTCAGAGTAATAAGTTCCCGTGTTGTTATAAATTGAAATAAATGCCTCTGCTCTATCTAAAGTTGAATATAAGGATGAAGTTCCCCAGAAAAAATCATCAAATTTAAATTCTAATACAGGAGGGTAAATTGTATTAGTGTCTACAGAATAATATTTAAAAGTAGATGCAAAAGATTCTGATGGTATAAACTCAGCTGATGAGGATTGTTTAACTATAAAACCTTCATTTGGTATATCTCCACCTAAATTATAAGATTGGCTAAACCAAATGTCTACAGTTTTTGTTACATCAACATTTAAATCTATGGGATTTGAATAAGTGAAGGTTTGAGATTGAGTTATTTCCTTTGTAGTAATTGAACCTGTATACCATGTTCCTCCACCTTGGCCACCATAGAGAGAAGAAAAAGAACCTGTTGTTCTTATAGGAAAAGTATCATCTGTTGCGAACCATTCTTTTTCTGCTGTTGATGAAGACCAACTACAACCATTAGTAGTTATAGGTGAATTTCCAAATCTTCCTGTGCCCATATCCCAACTTTGGGATATTGGATAAATATTTAAATGGGATGTTGAATTTAGATTTGTTACTACGGCAGCATAGTTTTTTAAATTAGCATTCCATGCCCTTTTTCTAAAAGCACTACCAAGTAAATATATTGAAGCTGTAGTATAAAGACTACTTGTAGTTAAAAGTGGTGGAGTAATTATTGTATTATTAAGTCTATAACTAATACCTCTATTTATCATTTTAATACTTGTTATAGTATTTCCTGATACTATTATATCTCCAATTGCTCCTTTTCCAGGTCCTGTAGAACTAGTAAATGGTACATTTAAATAAGAACCATCTACTAAATTTACTGGATTTTGAGATGGTGAGGTATTTAATGAATTCATTAAAGAATTATTTAAAGTAGATAAAAAACTTATACCAGAACCTGATATATGTGTTTGATAAACAGAATTAATTTCATTTTGAGAAAATTTAATTAAATATCTACTAGTTTGGGCTTTTGAATTAAAAAGATAAGTTGAAGCCTCTAATATCTCATCTAACCCAGTATTCATTGTTGGATATTGAGTATATAATGTAGCGTCTTTTTCAGGAAATAATTTATAAATTGCCATTTAATTATATGTTAAAGTTTTTTAATTTTTCTATTGATGGTGCCGCATCTTTTGGGACTATACTTTCGTCAATATTTGAAGGTATACCACCCTCAGCAGGTTCTGTTGGAGTATTTTTAACAACTTCTTCTATTTCTAAACTTGGATCAGCTAACACTTCTAAATATGTCCTAGTAGGAGTATATTGTTGTAATGTCATAGTTTCTAAAGTGCCAGCATCTTCACTATTAACATTAGAATCTATAAATTTAGCTCTTGTAGGGTATCTTAAAACTTTATAATCACCTCCAAGTAAAAAATTAGATTTGTTACCATTTGCCGCTGATGTTCTATTAGGTCCCCCAGATCCTCCTTGTTCTACTCCAGCTTCAGAATTTTCAACATCTAATGATGTTACTTTAAAAGTATTAGTTAGTGGAGATTCGTTATTTGTAGCTCTTACTATTCCTTCTTTATCAGTATAAAAAGGATTTGAAGGAGTATAAGGTTGGATAAAGCCTGAGTAGTTAGGGTCATTAATAGGTCCTCCAGTACCCCCTTGTCTTGTTCCAGCTGCAGGGTTTTCTACATCTAAACCTGTTATAGCAGTTGATTGAACTAAATCATTAGTTGAAATATTAGCTCTTACTGTTCCTTCATTATTTGTATAATATGCATTAGTTGGTGTATATCTTTGTACAAAACCAGATGTTGGTATTAATCCAGCATCAGAGTCATTTGGCGCAGCACCCCCATTTTCAGCTTGTCCTAATAGCTGATTATTATTATCTAAGTCAAACTCTTCTTCTAAAGGTGATTGAATAGGGGGTATAGGTCCAGGGTTATTACCTAAATAAGTTCCAGGAGTAGGAGGTCCGGTAATTGAATTACCTTCAGTACCTCTTTTATCAAATGACCTTCTATATATTTCTAATAAATCCATATTTTTATTTTTATAATGGTACTACCCTCCCAACAATATCAGATGCAGGATATTTTAATTCAAATATCATAGGGTCAACTGATGGGTAAATTATACTATTATTTGTTGCTGCAGCAATATCATAAGAATAATCACTATACCCTTTACTTTCTCCAGCTAAATTTCTTATAGTTACATTCATTACTGTTTGTACTCCTTCTACTTTATCTAATAAAATTTGAAGATCTTTTAACATTATAGGTTGATTAATATTCCAATTATCTATTTCAAAATAATTTGATATTGCTGTAATACCACTTGATATCACCTCATTATTGTTGTAATTAGGTAATACTATTATATCAAATTCAACTTGTATATTAATAATATAAGCATCTTTTATTTTGATAGAATCATTTATCATTCTATATTCAGATAAATATGTTTTTAAATTTTGTTTTAAAGTAGCTGATGCTGTTCTTAAATATTTATTACTATCATAGGATAATACATACATATCTAAAATAGTAGGTAGTTCTCCTAAACCATATTCTGCTACTTTTGTTGGTTGAATATATGCTTTAGCAATAGTACCAATATTAGCAGGCATACTTAAAGCTCTAATCATATAATCTTGTTGTGTAACTGTTCTTAGTTGAGATTGAAAATTACCTAAAGCATTTTGTCTAATTTCATCAATAGTATCTGCATCTTGTCCACCATCTGCTGCTCTAATATTATTAGTAGCTACTGATGTAAAAATTATATCTGCTAGTGCTGAGTCTGCAATATTTGGGTTAATAAAAACTATACCACTTGCATCATATTCAGTTAATGTTCCCGATGATACATTAGCTCCTAAACCTCCTCCTGTTAAATATCTAATAGTTAAAGTTGTATTAGAAGGAGCAATACCATAAGTATCAGTAAACATAAAATTTAAAGGTGAATAAGCCGCTGTTAATTTATCTTTTGAGAATGCTAATCCTGTACCTACGTTATCAGGGTTAGGTACAATATTTTCATCATTATCACTTACTGTTCCAGAACCAAATCCTAATTGTAAGGTTGTATTGTTTAAAAATCTTGTAGTAAATCTTCTTTGTACTTGTTTTAATTCTAATAAATTAGGAGCATCATCTTGTATAGCATTAGGGTCATTATAACTTGCGTTAGTAATAGTATTAAACACTGTATCTTGCGATAGATTTAATACTTCATACCATCTATTGCCATTACTATCAAATACATCTAATACGTTTATAATACTATTAGCATTAAGGTCTACAGTAGCAAATCTTGATGGTGTTGTAAAAGTAGCTGAGGTTGTATTTATAGTTGAGGATATAGCTTTTCTATTCTTTTTAAGTAAATATCTATCAGGATCAGCACCATTTAAACTATAAATAGTTATTTCTGTAGGATCTAAAGATCCTGATGAAGAAAAATCAACTACATCTTCTATAATAAATTTTACACTTGTGTTTTCATTTGAAGTTATTTGTGTATTTGCTGGTATTTTTAAACAGTAAGTAAAATCAGGTACAGTTGCTCCACTTCCATCTGTTGTTGCTGGTAGTTGTTGATAAAAAGCAATAGTTGCTGTAGCGGCTGTGGTTACTTTAGGTCTATAACCTAACATATAAGCTAAATCAAATAAATTTTCTTGTTGTCTTGCGTATTGTATAAATGTTTCTTGTATTTGGTTATCTAAATAGAAAGATAATACATCACCTACATAAGAAGCCATTTCTATAAATAACATTCCAGTTGAATCTGAAGAAAAATCATTATAGGTATTTGGAAAATAAGTTTTAGAATAATTAATAAGAGAGTTTCTAAAAGTATTAAAATCTCTATTAGTATATGTTATATTTCTATTTAAATTTGTATTTGCCATTATTGTAGTTGTATGTTAACTTGATCTGTTTCCCCTATATTACGAACTTCATAATCTAAAAGAAAATTTATAGTATTTCTATCATTTTGGTTATCAAATTCTACTTTTATAACCTCTATAGTTGGGAAATTAGATGTAATATTATCTCGTATAGTTGATTCTAATGCTGATGTTGTTCCTTCGTTTATTCCTTCCCATAATAAGGCTCTTAAATTAGCACCAAAGTTGGGTCTAAATACTCTTTCACCTTGGTTAGTTAATAACCAATTAATTAAATTAGTTTTTACTACTTCACGAGTTGTATAAGTAGGATTAAATACTGCTCTTCCTGTAAAAGGAAAACTAAATCCTAAAGCAGCACTACCACTATTAGATAAAGGAAAAACATTATTTATTATTTGAGCCATTATTATTTATTAGTATTCATTAACCCCATTATCTGATCCATACCAACTGTTCCATTAGGTAATGATCCATTAGCTACATCCATTCCTGGGTTAGGTCTAAAAGATTGTGCTTGATTACTATTAAAAGTACCATTTGCAGTTTCCCCTAAAATATTTCTGTAAGCATCACGTTTTTCTTCTGAAGATAATGTTGGTGTTGTTATAGTAGGGTTTATAGGTGTTGTTGAAATTGATTCAACTATAGGTGTAGTTGTAATAACTTTTGGAGATTTAACTGCCTCTAAAAGAATATCTTTTAATTCTTCTTGTATTACTTCTCTAACTGTTTCTTTTAATACTTTTTTTAATTCTGTTAACTTCATTTTTAGTTTTATTATAAATATTAGTAATTTTTGTTTTTATATCATTTATCCACCTGTTGGTCTTGGTATAGGTAAACCATTTCTACCAAAAGCAAAATACCATGGGTCATTTTCATCTAAACTAACATAACCAACATTAGTACTAAAGTAATTTACATCATTTGCATAATCGGTAGCTGTATTTTGGAAATATCCTTTTGACCAAAATGGTTGATCTGAAGATGCTTGAGCATTTGCATTATACCATGTTATTCCTAAAGCATCTTTAAGTTTAAGAAAAAGTAAAGTTTTAGCATAAGCCCTTAAATTATTTAGAGTAACACCATTAGGTGTTGATCCTACTTCTGCAGTTCCATCTCTATTATTAACAAAATATAATTCCGCTATTTGTTGTTCAGATATCCATAGATCTTCTAATTCTGAATTAGTTATGGTTTGATTATTATCTCCATTTATTGGCTGTCCATTAATAATAGGTGTATTATAACCTAAATTTTTGAATTCAAAATAATCTTTTAAAGGATCCTGGAAGTTATAAGGTCTACCTGCCAGATACATATAATTTACTACCTCAAAAACAGCTTGTAACAGAGGTTTTCTTCTGACCATTTCTGGTTTTAGTTGTGTAAATTCATTTTCTAAATTATCAAAATTCGCTGTAATTGCTAGTCTTTGCATATAAGGATCTAATCTACTATTTAGACTATCTTCAATAGCAGTAGTATTATACCATGTTTTTGAAATTGGATCATAACTTTCCCCTAAATCATCAGTCTCAATTTGTAATGCTCTAGCTTGGAATTTTATTTGACTAATTGATGCATTTAACATTTCTTCATTTACAGTATCAGCATAATCAGCTAAAAATAAAGTTTTAATAGTTGAGTTTAGTATTCTATCACCTTGTTTAAATTCATACCCTTCATTAGCAACTGCTTGCTCTAATACAGTTCTTGAATTATCAAAAGCTTCTTCAACTAATCTATCATAGTATCCAATATTAGGTCCTCTACCCTGGGATAATTCCCAAGCAGATTCATACAATTCTTCAGCTTCTGCTACAGTAGCACCATAAATAGCTACTAATATAGCAATTTGAGATGACTTCTGTATAGCTTTAAGAGGATCTACTGCTGGAGCTGGAGGTGGGAATATTAGATCTTTAGTATCTATTAACCATTTCATTTCCTCTACTAATACAATATTAGAGGAAGAAAATGATTCATCTCCATATAACATTTCAACTGGTGAGTTTGGATTATAAAATTCATTAGGTGGAAGTACGGATTCTTTGTTTTGAGCTGTTATTTGTTTTTTATTAAATGAAAACTCATCAGGATTGGGAAGTATTTGTTTTCTTAAATAATAATCCCCATATAATAACCCAGGAGGTTCATTTAATAATTTATTTAAATCTTCATTTGTTATTAACCCTACAAAATTTGTAGCATCAGCATCAATGTTATCTAAATCATCTTGAGTTACAGCAGGATCATTTGCTAAACATTCATCTAAAACTACAGTAAATTCATTTAATTTAGTGATTACTTCCCCTACATCATTACTTATTAATTCTAAAGCTTCAGGAATTGCATCCAGAGATGCTTCTTCTTTATCTATTAATGTTCCTAAACTATCTAAAGCATCTGAAAAATTATTAATTATACTTACAGGTATACCTATACCTGGAGGAAATGAGGTGGGAATAGGTAATTGCTTAATTAAAGTTTTACCTGCACTTAAAGCCTTTACTGCTACTTCAGATCCTGAAGCTACTTTATTTAATAATAATATTTTTTGTTCTACTTGTTCCAAAGCACCATTAATTTGATTTTTTTGTTCTATTAATTTTAATAATTCTGGGTATGTAGGACAAGAGTCTTTAAATTGTTCAATTAGTACATCTAAAGTTTTATTAAACTGAAATGTTGTTTTGGTTATACTAGTTACCATTTTTGATATAAATCCTGCTAAGCTCATTATAGTGTTTTTGTTGTTTTAGATTTATAATATGAAATAGAAGTTAACATAGTTTGAGCTTGTAAACCAACTTTAGTAGCTGCTTGGGTAACTGCTGTATTTGGAACATAAGGAATAGGTGTACCTACAGTTGTTAAAGTTGTTGTTAATGCTATCATATCAGTTAGTAATTTTTGAAAATCAGCTAAAAATCTGTTTCCTAAAATTACAGGTTCAGTAGCATTTTTACTTCCTAAATAAACTTCTTTAGTATTTACTATAAATTTATTTTTAGAATCTATGTTAACTGTATCCTGTGTGTTTAAGTTAATAGATGTGTTTGCGCTTAATAATATAGAATCTGTTTTGGCATTAAAATATAATCGCCCAGAATTTAATAAAACTTGTTCTCCTATAAACTCATTAGGATTTTCAGGAGGAGTATCATAAGAGTTATAATTAGTACTTGCCCCTTCAATAGGAATTTTTTGATTAGATGTTAGATAAATTGATGATTTATCACTATTTATATTTTCTACTTGAGGGACCCAAGAATCATCATCTGTAGTTGTTTGGCCATTTTTTATAATTATAATAGGTTCTCCATTAGACCCATTATCTGACCATAAATTTAATGGAGTACTATTTCCTACCGTACTACCAAATCTTATTGTGTTACCCCATCTTCCTTCTAGCAAAACATCTCCTTCAAATGGTTGAAGGTTTCTAATAGATTTTTCTTCAAAAGTTTTACCTAAAGTTATTGATTCTTGTGTTGAAGATTGTTCCTGTAATCCTGCTTCAGTATTCTCATAATTTTGAGCATTACTTTTTTGGTTTTTTAAGGGGTTAGGTAGAGCATTATGGTGTACATTATTCCATAAGTTAACAGTTTGAAAATAATAAAATTGATATCCACCATTTAAATCAAATTGTACTGATGGGTTAGGTAATGATATTATAAATACAATTTCATTTATAACAGGAAGAGTTTGAATGTTTGAATTTAACGGGGTTGCAAAGGATAATGTTTCTATTTTTTCAGTTCCAGGATTATTTATTTCTTCATATAAAATACCTCCCATACCTGCATATTCACCATATTTTTTCCAAGTAGCGGGATAATCATTACCATTTAAAGATACAAATTTTACTCTTACAGGTATAATTTGTGTGTTTTGAAGCTCAGAAAAAGTAGATTCCGATGATGCTTTCCCGTACTTAGTCATTATTTATCTTTTTTCAATTCATTAGATACTCTTTCTAACTTGTCCATTTCAGCTAATAATGCATCTTTTTCTTCTTCAGTAATACTAAATTCACTATCATCCCCCGTATTTTGAACTGCACGTTGTATTATTGTAGCCATTTTAATTAATTGCTCATCATTTTTAACACCTATTTCTAAATACTCTTTAATTAAGGGTACTATTAAAGTTGCATCACCTATTTCTTGTATTAAAGGTTTTAATTCACTAATTAAAGCCGATATTTGTTGTTTTTTTGTTGTTTGATTATCATATATTTCATGTAAAATATCTGAAAATTTTTTATCACCAAACACTATTGAATCTAATTGTCCCATAATTTTTGATTATAAATATTAGAAATATAAGTTTTTAAGATGGGAAATAACCCCTTTCATGGTAAAATAAATATTTTTCCTTAAATACCTTATGAAGTTTATTAGCTATTTTAGTTATTTTAGGGGTTTTTACATCAATCATTTCCCTAATGTAAATATATAATGCCTTTTTATTAAAAACATCTATAGCATCTCTCTTTCTAAATAATTCTAATATACAATCAGCTATTTGAGCATCATATTCTTTTGGAAAGTATTGATATATTCTTTCTGTTATAAATTTTACATATAAATCAATAAAAACAGATAATCTATCTCCTTCTTTATATCCTAAAGTATGTAAAGAATCACCTTCAAACCCATCACCTATTTCAATAAACTTTTTTGAAGATTGTTCTAACTTTTCATTAACAATAAAAAAAGCATTATCGGAATAATCTAAATTTTGGTGTTTAGATATATCCTCAACTGATACTTTATCTATTTGTTTTTTATAATTCTTTTGGTTATAAATTATTAACCATCTTTTTACTATAGTACCAAAATAAGAATATGCTTTTGCTCCTTTAGAGACATCAAATAAATGTATTTTATCTAATAGAAAAACCATTATTTCATGCTGTAGGTCTTCTAAATTTTCAACCCCATCTGTGTAGTAAAACTTAAAAGTATGTATTATATTTTGAGTTAGTTTATAAAAAGGATAATGAATTTCCTTTGAATATATATCACTTTTAAATTCACTATTATTGCTTATATTATAAGCAACAATTGCATTTTCTGTTTCTTGTGTAAAGTAATTTCTCTTTTGCCTTTTTTTCTTTGCTGCTCTTATTATATTATCCATGTAATCATAGCTTATATGTCTTTAATTTTAAATTCATTTAACATTCCTTGTATAGCCATAACTGTTTTAAAGAAAAAACCTATTTCATCATCACTTTCAAACCTTCCCTGCGAATCCAATTTTTTTAATTTTGTATCTGATATTTCAATTGCTTGAGATATTTTATTTAAATATTTCATATATTCTACTAATATATCTTCTTGTTTTTCGTTCTTTCGTACTAAATTTAAAGAGGCAAAACCCAATACTATTACAGACATTGACAAAACTGATATTATTATTATTTCCATATTATAAATTATTTAACATATTTTGTAATCCTGGACTTGATAGTTTACCAAGTGCTTTAGTTTTTATAGATTTGTTAGATTTAACTGTAAAATTATCTAATTTTTTAGGATCATTTTTAAATTTAGGTAGCCATTCTATTTCAAATTCAATTCGAGCTGCCATCATATCTGCTTGATGTAAAATAAAAGGTAATGATGTTCTTGGCTTTTGCTCCGGCATCCATCCTTTTAAATATTTATCATTTGCTGAATCATATAATCCATCATGTGTTTGAATTGCTATCATTTCATTAAATGTATATTTAATATCATTATCCTGAAGTAGGAATAATCCCCTATCTGGAACTGATGAAAATGCTAATTTTTTATTAAACATATAATCTTCACCTAATTTATCTTTTCTCCATTTATCTGTCTGAGGAATATAAGATTCATGATTAGCATCCCCCATTTTACCTAAATCATGATTAATGGCTGAAAATACTAATTCTTCTTGAGTGAAAGTAGTCATATCACAACCAAACCCTTCCCACAATGCTGACATTGATAAAGCTGCTTTTATTACTCTATTAACATGATCTACATAACCACCTGGGAAAGCCGAATGGTATTCTTTTTTATGAGCAGCAGGCATAAGCATAATACGCTCTGCGTATGTTTCATAAAATTTAGTTAGTTGTTCTTTACGAGGGGATGAAATATGAGTATCAATATAACTCATAAATTCAATCCAATTTGATTGTATTTTTTCTGCTGATAATTTCATAACTTTTATTTTTATTTAAAATGTATCTTGTTCACGATCTAAAAACATTTTTATATTCGTTGCTTCTTCTTTAGTTTTTTCAATAATTACTCTAAATTCCTCAACATCTGCATTTGGTCGTTTTAGTATAAATAACAACTGTTGTTGTAACCCCTCTATTTTTTCACATAAACGAATTACATTTTCTTTATTTCTCATATTTTATTTTATTAATTATGTTATGGTACCTATGTACCCTATATCTTTTTATCTTTACTTCTCTATCTCTCATCCCCTATGTACCTTAATACCTTTTTACCCTGTATTCCCAATATATATAGAATAACTTGGGGATCCAAGCTACTTTGAAAGATAATTTAAAATATTTTGGAGGTGAGCACATCTTTCGTATTGTTCTGTTTCTATAAAAAAATCAATACCTAACTGTAGTGTAACATTTAATTGTTTATCGGCATACATTTTAATACTTTTTTTATCATTTTCATTATTTAAATTTATCTTTTTTATATAAGACCACGCTCTATTATATGTTACAAACTTCCCAGCTTCTTCCATATCACCCATATCTAAATCATTATTTGATTTTTTAAAAAGTTTTAACATCTTTTTATTAAAACTAAAATGATTAAGTATTAACTTTTCATACATCCCAACCCAATAAGTAGGAGTATTTTTAAAATCAATTAAAGTAGTACCACTTTCAGTACCATCTAAATTGTCTTGAGGACCAAATAAATCAAATATATTATTAACATTTACCATATATTATAAATATACAAAAAATACACTATATATCCTATTTATTTAAATCTGCATCAAAGAAGAACATCTGCCATAATCTCCCACTAGCAATATCCCACCCAAAATAATCTCCAGCACAGTGTAAAGAACCAGCATCAAATATAGCTAATCGATTGTATACATTTCCTATCATATCTACAGTTTCAAATAAAGTTCCATCTGTAAATGTTTTTTGATTTGGAAAAAAATCTAAAACTTCACCTTGTTCATTATGATATATTTTATTTTTTTTATTAGCTATTATCCTAGTTCCAGCTGAAAATGGAGCATTTGGGGTTAAATAAATCATAGCTGCCCACTGCTGTGAGTCACAATGGTGAGCTGTTGGAGAACCTGCTATATTAGATTGAAATCTTCCATTCATACCATAATCATTCCATTTTGTAATTTTAGAATTCATTATTTTTTCAAATCTCTCTTTAATACCTTCAACTTCAAATTGTTTTCTAGTTCTCATTCCTACATAACCCTCATCATCCCAATAATATTGTCCTAAAGCAAATTCTCTTACCTCATCAGGATTATCATAAAAGTTATCTATAGTCCAAACTCTAGGTTTTGCTTTATTTGAAATTTTAAATTTATTGGTTTCAACTATACCCCAATCTGATTTATTATTTAAATCTTTTACATATTCTTTTTTCATTTTATTTTTTTTTAAATTTAATTACCATTTTGTATTCATCAATCATAAAAGGATCACCTACTAATCTATTTTTAATTTTATCTTTAATATTATTAAAATTTATATTAGACCAATCTTCACCTACAAATTGATCATCCTTTTTACCAACCCCATCATCACCTATTTTATCCCAATCATCAACACATATTAAACATTCATTCTTAAAATTATTAAATATATGCATTATTTCTTCTTCT